GAAACTCGGTATTATGTGATATAATACCATTCGAAAAGTATGTTGAGTGTTTGTTTACTCCTACAGGATCAAAAACTTCAAATTTGCCTAAAATATAACTAATATTTTTTATTATTTTATTTGATAATGTATTTTCTTTCGTTATATCTTTTGCTTTTTTGAAACCCTGATTCGTTAGAAATGCATGATTGCCTGAACATTTAATGAAACTATCATCACCAAATGTAAACGTATATAAAGAGTCTACTATTTTCTTTTGTATACCCTTAAATTCTTCATAACCAGTTGGTGTATTAATTAAAAATCTGTTATTATTTTTTTTAAACATATTTTTTTAAAATCCTGATTATATTTTGTTCTGTAACGTTATATAAACATGCATATTCTTTACAAAAAGCTCTATCATAAGTTAAAATTTTACCGTTTCGCATAACTTTGCCTATATTGAGATTATTAATAATTTTTTTATTTTTGAAATCTTGTACTATTTTTTCAATATCACAATCTTTAATCTTAGCAGTTTTTTTGGATCCTTCTGTCTTTCTTTGTCTGCCTTCGTCTGTAAGATTTAATTTATATCCTTTAACACCTTTGTTCCACGGTACCGTACCTTTTTTTACTCCTCCGATACCAGGTCTTTTAACTCCTTTTTGTATCATTGACAAATGTTCTGGAGATAAAGACATTCTTTTAGCAATCATTACACATGCACCATAATCATTATTATTGTAGTGGATATTGTAATGTTCTTCTATGGATACGCATTTTAAATTTTCCAAATTATTATTTTCTCTATTGCCATCTATATGATGTATTTCATATGATCTACCGTTTTCATCTTTTGGTATTTTTCCATACGCTTTTTCCCAAATTTTTCTATATGAATACGATGACATACTTTTCTCCAGTTTTTATTATTATTATATTTATAAAACCAAAGAATTACGTTTCAAACTAAAAAATCATAAAAGTCAACAATACGAATTTTACTATATTCTTTAGTTTCTTTATCATAAATTTCAATTAAAGTATCGCCGTCAACACATTCAAACTCTTGTCTAAACTGATGTTCTGATGTATTCTTAATCGTTTCTTCTTTCCACGTTTCATCTCGACCTGGTACCATTGACCAATGAATTTCAAATGGCACATAATTATTTCTTTTATTGAGTGCATCTGTCCATATTTTATAAAACAGATTCATACCGTTTGGTGTAGAAACAATAATAATTTTTGTTTTTGTACCAGCAGTAATAACAGGATAAACTGATGTAAAGAAATCGTTTGCAATATTTGCTGGAACGAAAGCGAACTCATCAAGAAAAACAATGTTAAATGATCCTGATCGTGCTGCTGATGAAGAAGTTGAAGAAGCAGTTATTTTTGAACCATTTTCAAGTTCAACATAACTTTTATTCCAAGTAATAACACCTTGTTGTAACCATATAGGTAAATTTTCATATGCAAGTTGATATTTATTTAAAATATCTCTAGCTGTTTGACCTCTATTAGCAAGAATTGCAATATTTTGTGAATCTTGAAATAGTGATACCCAAAGTAAATATGCTACTGTTGTTGTGGTTTTACCTACCTGTCGAGGACATTTCGTAATGACAAATCTATTCTTATGAAAAGTCTTTATCATTTCTTCTTGAAAATCATAAAGACTAAATGGAACAAGACCATCATCAAGTGTAATAATTTTTATATATTTTGCAAAGTAAATCGGATCTTTGGAACATTTAATATATTCTTGTATTTGTTCTTCAGTATATTGTAATTCAACTCCTACTCTTTTGAGTAAAGGATTGTCACGATAAGTTTCTTTATTACTCATTATTGCCTTTTAAAAACTTACTTAATTCCGCTGTAGAACCTACGAATATAGCCTTATCAATATTAGTATTGTTTGTTTCTTTTTTATTATTCATATCTCGCATTTGTTTTTGCATAGCTAACAATTCTTTGTTTGCATCAACAACATTCTTCAGTATACCACCAAAGACTTCGAACGCACGAGGATGCTGAGATTGTTTTGCAATCTCTAATATTTCTTCCATAGCTTCTTTACCCTGATCGATAATATCTTGTAGATTTTCTTTTGATTGTTGGTAAGCATCATTTAAATCTTCATCGATACTTGCAGGTACAATAGCTTTACTAGAAGATACTTCTGCTACAGCATAACTTTTTTTTTTCATCAATAGGTTTCACATCAAAGATGTCTTCCATGTTTTTTTCGAATTTACTCATGTTACTCCGTTACCATAAATCATCCAAGTATTTGCTTCAACCTGCAACAGTGATGCTACTCCATATGTTATTAAATTTCGAGAAGCAGATGTTGTATTGCCAGCAAGATATAAAGAAACACCAACATTTGGAGTAATTGTGACATTCGCTGCTGAACTTGTCCTAGAAACAATCGTTATTGTTGTTCCATTAGAAAATGAAGCATTTGAAGACCAAGGAATATATAAATTAACATCTGTAGATTGTGTATAATATAAATGTTTTCCTGCATCTGTCGAAATTAAAGTATAGTTTGTGTTTTGTGCGTTCTGTGGAATAATTGTAGCTGCATTATTTGCTTGATTAAATGCTAAATTAGCTTGATTAAAAGCAGATTGCGCTAGAACATTTGCTGAATTAGCTTGATTAAATGAAGACTGAGCTAGGACATTAGTTACATTTACTGTATTTAAAACATACGTTTCAGTTGTTAATCTGCTTCCTCCAGCAGTTGTACCATCATGTACAGTTAATGTCTTACTTGTAAGATCAACTATTAATTCTCCTGCTGCACCTGTAGTAATGGCAACAACCGTATTCGCATATCTTTTTAGTTGTAATGTTCTAGACATTTTTGATATCCTTTAGTTTAAATCCGTTATTTTTTCATTCAGTTTCGATAAATCATCTGCTCCGACTTGTATTAATGCATCACCGTCAAAGTCTGGAGGAATATTTAAACCTTCAGTAATATCTGGATATTCCATAGTTGTTGTTGTATAACCATATGTATCATTTGCTGTGGCATCTGTTGGAGTAGGAGTACTATGTATTTTAACAAGTTTAGTGTTATTATCGAAATCGTAAATATTAACAATTGAATTTCTAATTAATCCAACAGGATTAGAAATTACACCATACAAATATGCATGTGCAGTAAACTTTAATGTCCAAATAACATATCTAGTATCAGAATCTCTATTTCCTTCATAAGTAACTTCGTATTCTGTCGAATCTAAAATGATTGGAATTCCTTTTGTAATTCCCATTTCTGGAATTAAATCTATATTAATAGTATAATCTGGCGTAAAATACGGCAAAATATGCTCAACAATTTGACTTCCATCTTCTATATTTCTAACATACAAATAAAGAGAAAATTCAAAATTATATGGAACAGGATTGTATTGTGCTATTGCTCCTGTATCAAGAGGATAAAATTTTCTGACATTTGTATTTAATTTTCTTTTTGCATCGTATGAAATTCCATTTAGAACATATGAAAATCTTGGCAAAGTAATCTGAACTTTTTTATCTAAATCTGGATCACCCTGTAATCTAGCAACATATAATTCTTTTGTTCCATAATTAATTGGTACAACGAATCTTTCTTGTTCCGTTTCATCCAAATTATATCGAACTAAGGTGATATTATTAAACATATCACCAAAACCCAATACAATTTTCCTAATAATTCTATTGTAATGTACGTTTGACATTATATTGTACCAAATGGATTAGTGATTGTTTTATCTACATATTTAGATGCGGATTCTTCTATGAATAGATTATCAAAGTTTTCGTTTTTAGGTGATGAACCTAATTCATTTAGATTGTAGATGTAAAACTTTGAATTACTAGTTGCACCGTAAATATACGTATTGTTTGCAAATTCTCCTTTTATATTAACAAGAGATATTTCTCCTGTTGATGGTGACCAACTGGTTATTGTACCGTAAGATGAAGAATTTGCATATGTACCGTCTTTCGATTGATATACAATTTCATCAATTATAAATGAGCCATAACCATAATAAATTGGAACAGTTCTTGGTAAAATATCAAGTTCTATTAATGTGTATGTTCCTGGAACAGTACTATCTGTTGTTATTAAATAATTGGTACTACCGAAAGTACTTACACTAGTTACGTTCGCAGTTATTCCACTCGTATAACTTGTTGTTTTGAATATAAGAGGATCTACAACTGATAATGCAGCCAATGTATTTGCAAAATCAGAATTAGAAGGATCAATAATTATATTATAACTGTTGTATAATCCTGAACTCCAAGCATTGCTGGTGTAAACTTTTTTAACATCTTTTATAACTCTCATTGTTAAATTGTACATAGATTCTGTTGACACTTGATCGATAATATCAACACCAGTTTCAATAAGTTCTTGTGAATATTTAAATTTCTCTAATTCTAATTCATAAAAATAAGGAACTTTTCTACCTAACATGAAGAAGTCTTTTGTTTGATTTGTAAATTTAATCTCATACAATTCGCCTGTGCCATTCAAAAAAGGTATATAAATTAAATCACCTTCTCTTGGTCTAGTAAAAGTATTTTGTGGAACCCTTTGTGAGAACGACCTTTTTGATAAAATTACATTTACATTATTTCTAATTTCTAATCCAAATTTAGAAAAGAATTCTTTTTCACCCATGTATTCGGTTGAGTTTGAAAGATATAATTCTAATGGAAATGCACTCTTGAATTTCTTTATTGGATCTTCACCAAACAATAAGTCTCTTGCTGCATCATTATCGTTTGGAAGATAATACGCATCAAATCCCATTATTTTAATAGATTCAACAATAATGTCTTCTATTAATCTTTGCTCTGAGTGAGCACCATAGTTATTAAAATATTGACTGGTTGCCATAATTAATTCATAAAGAATTCTAGAGGGCTACCGTAGTTATTTTCCATTTCTTTTTCAAGTCTTTCAATTTCATCTGTAGCTTCTTCGTAAACTTTATCACCATTTAATGTAACACCACCAGGTAATTGTAATCCTGAAAACTTTTTCATATTATTTCCCCAAGTTCGCTTAATTAATGCTGTAGCGTATTCTTTGAGCCATCTGTCGTTCCAAACTTTAGTGTAT